TCTAGCGTGGCGCTGAGGACGTTTAACCATGGCGTATAGTACCCGCGAGCTCTCAGTCGCAGACGGCCGCCCGATCGAGCTGTATGAGTTCCGGCGCGAGGGCCAGCTCTGGCGCTACACCTCGAGCGACAGCCCTGTCACCTTCAGCGCGGTGACCTACGAGCCGGTCGTCATCGATCGCAGCACCTTGGAGCAGGGCAGCGAGATGAATCGCACCTCGCTCTCACTCACTGTGCAGCGCGACCTGCCGGTGGTCGAGCTCTACCAGGCCGGCCCGCCGTCGGATGTCATCACGCTGACCCTGCGCCAGCTCCACATCGACGACAACGAGGCCCGCCTGCTCTGGTCCGGGCGCATCATCACCGTGACCACCTGGGACCAGGGCCGGGCCAAGATGACGCTCGAGCCGGTCTACACCAGCCTGCGGCGCAATGGCCTGCGGCGCATCTACCAGCGCCAGTGTCCCCACCTGCTCTACGGGGTGGATTGCCGGGTCAGTAACGCCGCCTTCCGTGTGGTGGGCGCTGCCACCAACGTGAGCGGCCTGGTCATCCAAATGAACGAGGCGGCCGCGTTCCCCGTGAACTGGTTCTCCGGTGGGTATCTTGAGTGGCTGATCGCCGTCGGAATCTACGAGCGCCGGTTCATCGAGTCGCACAACGGCGCCAGCCTGACCTGCACGGTCACGCCGATCGGCCTGACGGTGGGCACCGAGCTGCGGGTCTATCCTGGGTGCAACCACCTCCTGGCGACCTGCAACTCGAAGTTCAACAACGCCATCAACTACGGCGGGATGCCCTACATCCCGACCAAGAACCCGTTCGACGGGTCGCCGATTTACTAGGAGCAGCCGATGGGATTCTGGGTACAGATCGGGCTCATGGTCATCTCGGCCGTCATCCAGTACGCGCTCGCCCCCAAGCCCCCAACCCCCAAGCCCGCCAGCATCAGCGACGTGGACGCGCCCGTCGCCGAGGAGGGCAAGCCGGTGCCGGTGGTGTTCGGCACGGTGTATCTCAGAGCGCCGAATGTATTGTGGTTCGGCGATTTCAGATCGAGCGCCATCAAGAAGAAGGGCGGCAAAAAATGAGCGACGATGATGTGCGCGTGACCACCGAGGACATGCGAACGCTCAAGTGTTGCGTGAGCGGCTCGAAAGCATTCGCGGCGCGCTACGGCCTGGACTGGGCGAAGTTCGTGCGCGAAGGGCTACCGGCGAGCGAGTTCGAGGCGACCGGCGATTACCTGGGCATCAGGGCAGCAGAGGAGGCGCGTCGCCGTGGGTCAAAGTAAGACAGTTACCGTCGGATACCGCTACTACCTGGGGCTGCACTTTGGCATGTGCCACGGGCCGGTGGATTCGGTTGAGCAGATCCAAGTCGGCGAGCGCCTGGCCTGGTCAGGCAATCAGACCGCCAGCGGCGCGATCTCCATCAACAGCCCCGACCTGTTCGGCGGCGAGTCAAAGGAGGGCGGCATCCAGGGCACGCTCGACGTGATGATGGGCGAGCCCACCCAGGGCATCAACTCCTACCTGCAAGCGCAGCAGGGCTCACCGCAGCCCGCCTACCGTGGCCTGCTGGGCCTGGTCTACCGTGGCGGGCTCATCTCGTGCAACAACCCCTATGTGAAGCCCTGGGCGGCCAGGGTCCGGCGCGTGCTCAAGGGCTGGCACAACGACCAGGTCTGGTACGCAAGCAAGGCCAGCATCAATGTGGGCGGCGGGGTGACGGCGGCCAACCCGGCCCACATCATCTACGAGTGCCTGACGAACCCGTCCTGGGGCATGGGCTACCCGACGAGCTTGATCGACAACTCGAGCTTCCAGACCGCGGCGGATGCTTTCTTCAGCGAGGGCCTCGGGCTGTGCATCATGTGGTCCCAGCAGGACAGCCTCGACAACTTCATCCAGCTCGTGCTCGACCATGCGGGCGCGGTGCTGAGCCAGGATTCAGGCGGCGGATACTTCAAGCTCAAAGCCTTGCGCGGCGACTACATCCCGGCGAGCCTCGAGCTCTACGATGACCAGAACGGCAAGGTGATTACGCTCGAGAAGATCGAGCGCACCACCTACACGGAGAACGTGAACGAGCTCGCCATCCAGTACATCGACGCGACCACCGGGCGGAATGCGTCGATCTTTGTGCAGAACCTGAGCAACGTCCAAGCGCAGGGCGCCGTGGTCAGCCAGACCAGGCAATACCCTGGCATCCCCAACGCCAACCTGGCCGCCAGGATTGGCATGCGCGACTTGAAGGCGACCACCTCGGGCCTGGCCCGCATCACCTTCGTGGCCAACCGCTCGGCCTTCGCCCTGGTGCCAGGTGATGTCATCCAGTTCGCCTGGCAGCCCGCCGGCATCGTGTCCATCAGCCTGCGCATCACCCGCATCGACTACGGCCCGCTGACCTCGGGCCTGATTCGCATCGAGGGCATCGAGGACGTGTTCGGGCTGCCGGCCACGGTCTATGCGGACCCGCCTCCGATTGCCTGGCAGCCGCCCAACTTTACGCCGCAGCCGGCGACATCCTTCGAGGTCGCTGAGGTTACATACCGCGACCTGCACGCTGTATTCGGTCCCAACGCGATCGGCTCAGTGGGGCCGACCGAGGGTTACATCGGCGCCGTGGCGACCAGGCCGTCAAACGCGGTCTCGTTCAACTACCAGCTCCAGACCAGGTCAGGCACCGCCGCATACACCGACCGCGAGCTGGGCGATTGGGCGCCCACCGGCACCCTGGTCAACGGCATCAGTAAGACCGCCACCAGCATCACGCTGCAGGCGGCCACCGACATCGACGTGATCGCCGTCAACACCCTGGCGGTGCTGGGCACTGGCACGACTGCGGAGATCGTCCAGGTGACCGCCGTGGACCTCAACACCTACACGCTGACCATCAAGCGCGGGTGTGTGGACACGACCCCGAAAGCGTGGGCAGCCGGCACCAGGTTCACCAGCTACGAGCTGCACGCCGCAGCCGATGAGATCGAGTACACCTCCGGCGAGGTCATCTCGGCGCGGTTCGTGACCATCACCGGCACGGGCAAGCTGGCCGAGGGCTCGGCGCCCGTGGCCACGGTGACAATGAACCAGCGCGCGTTCCGCCCCTACCCGCCGGGGCTGGTGCGGTTCAATGGCCAGGCGTGGCCGACTGCGCTGGAGAACTCTGTGGCCGTGACCTGGGCGCACCGCGACCGCCTGCTACAAGTCGACCAGGTGCTCGACCACGAGGCCGCCAGCATCGGCCCAGAGGCAGGCACCACCTACCGGGTGCGCGCGTTCGATGCGGACACCAACACGCAGTTCCTGGACCAGACTACAGACGGCACGCTCTACGCCTTCAACTACGCATTCCCGGCCAACCTGCGCGTCGAGCTGCGCGCCGTGCGCGACGGGCTGGACTCTTTCCAGCTCCACGAGCACACCTTCGCGTTCACGCCGCTGAGCCTGCCGTGGACCCCGCAGGAGGCGATCGGCAGCTTGTCCCATTGGTTCGACTCCTCGGAAACCTCAAGCGTAGTGATCACAAGCGGGAAAGTGTCGCAGTGGTCAGACAAAACGCCCAACGCGCGCCACGCGGTGCAGGCCAACGCCACCTACCAGCCGACATACAGCACAGGCTACAACGGCGGGGCGGCTTCGCTTTCTTTCTCGAATGCTTCGCTGTGGGCCGATTGCCCCAACTTCTCAGAGCTTGCGATCTTCATCGCCTTCCAACGCTCTGGCGGCAGCATCCTGTTCGACTTCCGAGACCCTGCGCTGCCCAACTCGGCAATCTGGGACAACAGCAGGGCGGGATACGGGGCGGCCATCCGCAACACCAGCAACACGCAGGCATCCGGGGCGAATGTCACGCTCGCGACGACAGCCGCGGTCTCTGCTTGGCTGTTCAATGGCACAGCGCGCACGATCCAGCAGTGGTTCAACGGCACCGCCCAGACGCAAGGCACGCTCGCCAGCGGCGTGTTCTCAATCGCCCGCGTGTCTATTGGCGGACCAGGCACAGCCGTCGGGACGCTGCACTACTCCGGCCGGGTCGCTGAGGTGATTATCGTGGGCAGCACCCCGAGCACCGACCTGCGCCAGCGCATTGAGGGATACCTGGCCTGGAAGTGGGGCACGGTCAACGCTCTGCCAACGACGCACCCATGGAAATACCAGCCGCCCGCATTAGATTACGTTCGCGCCAGCACCGGCAACGCAACCCTGGCAGCAACCGCCACCCGGACCTAGCCGCCCCTCCCCTTCGCGGCCCCTTTGCCCGGCTCCTGCCGGGCTTTTTTTTCAGCAACCACGCAATTGCGGAACTCACCTCCGCAATTGCAGTGATGCAATGGGACAATTTTGGGACACCGCCGTCGATTCCTGCGGTACAATGTGCCACACCACACAACACCAGAAGGCAGCATAATCAAGGGCTTGTGGCGCAACACCTTGATCGCAAAGGCCCGAAAATGGGACTGTTAATCCGCAGGTCCCTGGTTCGAGCCCAGGTCGGGGAGCCAAGAAAACAAGCACTTGCACACTGCGCGCCTGGTTCGTGGGACACTTTTGGGACACCACGGAATGGCAACCATCGAGAAGCGCGGCCCTGGACAATTCCGGGCCATCATCAGGCGCAAGGGATACCCTCCCATGCGCGAGACCTTCCCCACCCGAGCCCTGGCCGAAGCCTGGGCACGATCCATCGAAAGCCCCATCGACCGCGGCGAATACGTCGACCAGGGCGAAGCCTCGACCACCACGCTGCACCAGGCGATCGAGCGATACATCCGCGAGGCCACCAGGGCGAAGCGAGGAGCGCGCCAGGAGGAGCGCCGCCTGCGGGCGTGGCAGAGGCACCCCCTAGCCGGAAAAACGCTCACACGCCTCCGTGGTTCGGATTTCGCGGACTACCGTGACGAGCGCCTGGCAGAGGTCGCGCCCAACACCGTGCGCCTGGAGCTCGCGCCCATCTCGAACCTCTACAAGCTTGCCCGCACTGAGTGGGGCATGGAAGGGCTGCGCAACCCCCTGGTCAACGTGCGCAAGCCATCACCAGGCCGTGCGCGGGAGCGCCGGCTCGAGCCTGGCGAGGAGGGGCGCATCCTGGCCGAGTGTGACCTGGTCATGCGCGGTGTCGTCATATTGGCGACTGAGACGGCCATGCGGCGAGGTGAGCTCGCCAGCCTGCGGCGGGAGTGGATCCGCGGCCGCGTCGCCTACCTGCCGCAGACCAAGAACGGAGAAGCTCGAGCGGTGCCGCTATCGCCCAAGGCGCTCCAGGCCCTGGCCGACATGCCGGCCCGCATCGATGGGAGGGTCTGCCCAGCCGCTGACCTCATCACCCACCAATTCCGTGAAGCCTGCGAACGCGCCCAGGTGGACGGCCTGCGGTTTCACGATCTCCGGCACGAGGCCACCTCGCGCCTGTTCGAGCGCGGCCTGCAGCTCATGGAAGTCGCGGCCATCACCGGGCACAAGGACATCCGGATGCTCAAGCGGTATACGCATCTGCGGGCTGAGGAGCTGGCCGAGAAGCTAGGCTAAGACCGCGGGTCCTTGCCTGCCAGAAGGGATGCGTAAAACAGAATCTTCTCGGCATCCCGCTCACCCTTCAGGCCGAGGCGCCAGGTGTACTTGGCCACCTGCCCGCGCAGGAATCCGCGCCACTCCTGCGGCGTGAGCTGCGCCCTGATGGCGTCGATGCACTCGATCTCGCCTTGGGTATAGTGAGCTGGGCTCAGAACTTCATCAGACATTTATTCCTCCAGACAGCAATTCAAATGAAGCCGCTGCCACTGCAGAAACTTGTCCATTTCCAATGGCTTTAAGTCTGTCCATCCGAGCGGCCACCCCATCAGCCACTCGACCCACGTCGGGTTCAACTGCGTACCACTGACCGTCATTGTGAGCATGACCTGTTTTCCAGCGGCAATTCTTCTGGCAATGGCCGGAGTGTCCGCGTTCCCGCGGTTCCTGTTGTCGCTTGCTTGCGGGGTTGGATACATGCGAACAGCGCCCCCCAAAGTGGTGCCGCGCTTTTTCTTGTTTTCCGCAGCTCCTGTCTTTCGCACTTGCGCGTTGTCTTGTGTCGTTGGAGTAGGCCACAATCCAGATTCTGTCTCGCTGATGCGGAGCACCAACGTGTGCCGCTCCCATAACATCCCATTGCGCGTCATACCCGAGCGCGGCAAGGTCTCCAATAACTCGGGTTCCCCCTCTGCGAGTGAGAGCTGGGCTGTTCTCCACAAAGACAAATCTTGGTCGAACTTCGCCAACCACCCGTGCCATCTCTCGCCAGAGCCCGGATCGCTCTCCGTCAAGTCCTGCACCCCTGCCTGCTGAGCTGATGTCTTGGCACGGAAACCCCCCAGAAACCACGTCAACAATTCCGCGCCACGGTTTGCCGTCAAAGGTGCGAACGTCATCCCAAACCGGGAAAGTCGGGAGAACGCCATCATTTTGTCGTGCGCACAATACGCTTGCGGCATAGGGGTCCCACTCGACAGCGCACACTGTTCGCCATCCGAGCAGGTGGCCTCCGAGTATTCCGCCGCCAGCGCCTGCGAAAAGAGCCAGCTCATTCATCTTTGCCTCTGTTTTTGTTAGTCACGGACATGCCTCCACGTCGCATAATTCACCGCGTCCCAAGCCGACTGATAGGAGATGCAGAGCTTCAAGAACGAAATCGCACACTTTATGCAGATACCGTTCTGGTGGAGCCTGCGCAGCTCGCGCACCGACTCCTCGGCGAGCTTGGCGGCATGGTGGTCCCCTCCTGCGGGACGATTTCCGATGCCGCGCTTTTTCCCATGTGCTGCGGAACGCATCACGCGATCCTTTCTCGAATGGCTTTCGCGCATTGGTCAGCGCAATCTGAGGCGGCCTCTGCATACACGCTGCCCAGCAACTCCGTGCCGGGCTCTCCGCGCTTATAGGCGTTCCAATACCATGCCTCATGCGCGTCGCAAACTACAGCGCATGCCTCGCGTTCAGCAGCGGCAACAAGCTCTGCGAAGCGGCGCAATGCCCCGTTGTGGCCATCAAAACCAACAAACCCAGCCTCCCGCGCCAAGCGGGTTATGTCGTCGCGGTTCATGCGCCGGCTTTCGTGATGGCATAGAGCCCGCATTGCGCGAGCGCATAGCCGCCCCACACCACGGCGAGCGGCCAGTTCTCCTTGATAATCATCTCACCGCACACGAACGCATAGGCCATCCCGGTGGCCGCGACCAACCAGGCGCTCATCGGCCACGCTCGGCGCGGCGCAAGAACTCGAGCACCGAGTCGCGACGCCAGGCGAGCTTGCGCCCGAGCTTGAAGGGCGCCGGCACGCTCGAGGTGCGGCGGTAGACATGCGCACGCAGCGCGGTTTCAGTCATCCCCAGCATCTGGGCGACTTGCGGGACGTAGCACACCTCGGACGGAGTCATAGATCACCTCGATCACAAAAAGAAGAAAAACGAACAGGGCCGGCACCAGGTAGAAGGCGAGCGTGAACACCCACGACACCGCCCCCACCAGGGCCAGCCCGACGATAAACGGCAGCGCAACCGCCCACAGCAGCAGCAGAGCGACGTTCACGAAACGACCTTGCGCGCGGCAGCCATGCCGGCCTGGTGTTGCGCCAGGCGCATGCGCCGCAGGCTCTCGCGCTCGCGAGCCCAGAACTCGCGCACCTCCTCCATGAAGGCGCGCATCCCCTCGTCACCGTACTGGTCCTGGGCGGCCTTGTAGACCGCCGTGCGGTGGTTCCTCGGGAGCCTGGAGCACCAGCGCACCACGCACCCACGACAGTCGCGGCGGAAGGCCCCACCGCCGGCTGCGCAGAAGTCGCAGCCGTCGATGGATTCCGCGGGCACGCTCAGCGTGCGCACAACTTCACCGGGTTGACCTTGCGCCCCGTAACGCGGCACTTGCGCATCGGGGCGTGGACAATCTTGCCGGCCTCCATGAGCTCGTTGACCCGCCCGCAGACGCTGGAGAGCCGCATCACGAGCTCCTCGGCGAGCTCAGAGCGCGACCAGTCCGCGCGGCGCCGGAGCATAAAAGCCAAGATCTCGCTCGCCTGCTTGCCCACCTGGCCCGCATCCTCGTGCTCGCGGTATGCGAGCCTGCTAGTCGTTGCAACCATGTGCCACCTCAAAACGGAATGTCATCGTTGAATCCGTCATCACCTGGGTCGTCCTGCACCGGCGGCTGCCGCCCAGGATTGCCGCCACCCTTGCCGCCCAGGAGCACGAGCTCGCGCCCCTTGACCTCGGTGGCATACTTCTCGACCCCTGCCTTGTCGGTGTACTTGCGAGTCACCAGGGACCCCTCGACGTACACCTTCGAGCCTTTCTCCAGGTACTGGCCGGCGATTTCCGCCAGGCGCCCCCAGAACACCACCCGCGTCCATTCCGTGCGCTCCTGCTTTGCCCCGCTGGAATCCTTCCAGCTCTCCGAGGTCGCGACGTTCAAGGTCGCCACCTGCTGGCCGCTCTGGGTGCTGCGCACCTCGACATCGCCGCCCAGGTTCCCGATGAGCATCACCTTGTTTAGGCTGGACATGCTTCGGCCCCCGTGTTGAGGTTCACCTGGCGCAGCGCGGCGGGCATCACCCGGAACTCGCGCGGCCGTTCTTCCGTGCTCGAGACAGAATCGAGCAGCACCGAGCGCACGAACTCGGGCGCGCTCTGCATCTCTTGCGGGCTGAGCTTGGCCACCGTGATGCCTGCGCGATGCTTGTCGAACACCTTCAGGCCGCGCGCCAGGATCTCCTCCTTCTTGGTGCCGGTAATCTTCGAGCCGTTGAGGTAGCGCACCAGGGCCTGCGAGTGCATGGTCATCGCCTGGAAATCCTCGCGCACGAGCGCCTGGTATTGAGTCATCACGAACTCAGGGTCACCGCCCGCCATAATGACGATGCAGGCCGCCAGCCTCATCGAGGCGGTGGAATACACGCGGCGCCTGGTCGGGCAAAACTGGTGCAGGGCGATGACCGTGTCCGCGAATCCGGCCTCCAGGATTGGCCGCATCTCGTCGATGGTGGGCTTCCTGGTCTTGAGGGCAATCGCGCACCCCAGCCGCAAAGCCTCGGCGGTGTGCGGGTCGACCTCCATGCGGTCGGAGTACGAGCGAGCCAGGCCCGTGTCGATGACCTCGTAGCAGTCCGAGCGCAGCCCGAACACCACCACCGAGCTAAAAGGCACGTCGGCCTGGATACAGGCCGCCAGGCGGTGGTGCGCATCACGCAGGCGCCCCAGGTTATCGAACCCGATGCCCTGGGAGGTGACGCGCCATTCTCCGCGCTTCATCGCGGCCGCCAGCATGCCGACGTACTGCTTGCGCATGGTGCGATTGCCTGGGCTTGTGGCCAGCATCTCGCGCGCCATGTCGGGCGTGATCGTCATGACCTGCGCCTCGGGTTTTGTCTTGTAGAACTTCATCAAAGCCCCCTTGTGTTACTTGCTTGCATCTACTTCTCGAAGCGTCCACGCCTCGATTGCCTTGCCCCGGAACTTCTCCGGGTCCACCTTGGCAGCGGCCAGCGCCGCCACGATTTCCTTCGCCTTCCAGTTCACGTTCCCCTGGCGCACCGTGCGGTACGCCTTCACCCCGAACCCGACCACCGGCAGCCCCTCGCCGCGGGCCTTGGCGGCCTCGAGCAGAGCCTCGCGCGTGGCATCGAGCCTGAGCTCGGCCTCGTCGGCCATACGCTTGGCAGCCAGCCAGGACGTGACGAGCTGCTCGTAGTCATCGTCGGAGTACGGCACCTCGATGACATCGCGCTCGGTCGGCGCCGGCGCCTGGAGATCGATGATTGCCTTATCGAATGCGCGCCACGCTTCCACCAGGGCGGCAGCGTAGGCATCGAAGTCAGGGTCAAAGCGCGAGACGGTGCCGCAGATCTTCACAGCCTTCGCATCGTGCGCGTACACCGCGAGCGAGACCCGCTCGATTGCCGGGTTCACGATGAGCTGGTGCAGCATCTGCCAGCGGTAGTGCCCGGGCTCCTCGAGCGCCCACATGTCGGAGGCCGTGCCCTTCATCGGTCGCTTGATTTCAAACACCTCATCGCGGGACTCGCAGAGCGCGTCATACGATGCGCCCCAGGCCATGCCGTCGACCGTGGCCTGCCAGCACGCCGGCACAGCCAGGGCCTTGATCTCGCGCGACAGAATCTCGCGAGCGAGCGCCTCATCTTCCTGGCCCGCACGCATGGCAGCATTCACGGCCACCGACTTCTGGCCTGTGCGGCGCTGGTAGAGCTCGAGCGGGGTCTTGGGAAACCAGGGCGACTGCGCCATGACAGCCGGCGCATCGGATGCGGTGTAACGGGCCGAGCGCCAGGCCAGCCATTCAGCGGTGCCCTGCTCCAGGTCGATGCGTTCGGGATTCTCAACAGTCAGCTCAAACATTGGTGTGTTCCTTTTGTCCACGGTGGTCATATGCGCCTTTCTTCGGACTGTTCGCCGGGTGGAGGAGCCAACGCTTCCCCAGCCACGCAATAGCCTGGCGGCGCTTTTCTTCGGTGAGGTCTCCGCTGCGCAGGTCCAAGCGGTCTGCGAAGTCGCGCAGAATCACGACGCAGCCTCGAGCTCGGCCTTGAGCTTCGCCCGCTGCTTGGCCTCAAGCGCATTGCGCGCGGCGCCATAGCGGTCTGCAGGGATGGCGGCCAGGCTCGGCACGTTCATGAACTTGCAGAACTGCACCAGGTCCACGCCGAGCTCATCGGCCCAGGTCTGCAGCTCGGCAGTCTGGTCGGCCGTGATGGTCTCTACCTTCTCGACCTTGCGAGCACGCTGCACCCGCTCGGCCGCGTTACCCTCGGCCGCATTGCCATCGTCATCGTCCTCGGAGGCCAGGCACAGCAGCCTAGTCACGCCATACCTGGCCGCATAGGTCAGGGCCGAGCCATACGCTTGCGGGCCGCGGTCGCTGACCAGGACGGCGGTGTCGTTCGCGATGAACTCGCCCGAGGCATGCAGCAGGGTGGTGCGCAAGAACTCGGCGCCAGCTTCAATGTGTGAAGCCTGGACGAGCGCGAGACCGTGCTGCGCGAGAGCCGGCCGGATAGCAGCCAGGATGGTGTCGAGCGGCGCGTAGGCGAACGTGTACGAGCCGCCGGTCTTGGTCTGGACCTTGACGGTCCGATCGCGCTTGATCGCATCGAATGCGGTCTGCGCCTGCGCCAGAGCCTTGGCCAGCTCGGCAATGGTGTCACTTTTCAGCATCCTGTCACCTCGTTGTTGTAGTGCTAAACAGCGAGGTCATGCTACAACCCGTTGCATCGATATGCAACAGGTGACGCGATACTTTTTACAATCCAGGCAAAAAAAAGCCCGGCGAGTGCCGGGCAAAGGACGCTGAGAACACCAATCAGCTATCGAAAATTATATGAGCCCCCACCCCCAAGGCAATGCCGGCTGCGAGCCAGAACAACCGCAGGCGCACGCAACGCTCGCGCGCCAGCAGGAATATCGCGCGCTGCCGGACTTCTTCTCTATCAAGTGTCATCTCTCATCAATGCACGGATGACCGCCGAGACCGACCGAGGAGAGGGCGAAACGCCTACCAGGGCATCGCGATACAACTCAGCCACCAACGACGCAGAGCGGGCCGACGGCAGCCGCATCCCCGCAATCGACTGTGCCTCCTCGACCGCGGTGATACAGGTCTCAAGAAGATCCAGGTTAAGAGCAGGCTCGGCCTCCATTGGCCCGTGCCCAAATAACAGCCAGTCAGTCTGCACGCCCAGCCATTCGGCCAGCGCGCGCACCACCCGCGGCCTGGGCATCGCCAGGCCGTCGGCATAACGCCTGGCGAGCTCGAAGCTCACCCCAGCAGCCTTGGACATCGCGGCCAGGTCCACGCCGGACTTGGCGCGGCCCGATGTCTTTCCGCGAACCTCCGCGGCCTCTCGCAGCCGCGCGGCAAAATCTGCAATGTCGGAGTCTGTGGTGCTCATGCGGTGCAGTGTAGTGGATTTTGAAACGGATTGCTTCTACTATCTGTGGTGCAATACAAGAACAGCCGCCAATGAGCGGAGAACAGGAGCACCGTGACAGCGCAGTTCGCAATCCTACCCGCCCGCGCAATTCTTGACCGTGAGCTACCCCGAGGTGCTCTCCTGGTCCTGGCGGCCGTGGGCATGCACACCAACTCTGACGGCTGGGCCTGGCCCAGTCAGTCACGCCTGGCAGAGCTCGCCGGGATGTCTCGGCAGATGATCGGCCGATACCTGGGCGAGCTCGAGCGCCGTGGCTACGTCCAGCGACGAGGTCGTATTCGAGACGATGGCGGGCGCAGCTCGGACGAGATCCGCATCTTGTTCGATGCCCCCACCGATGCTCTCCAGGTTGCACCCCCTGCAACCTCTGAGGTTGCACCCCCCGAAACTTCTGAGGTTGCACCCCCCGCAACCTCTGAGGTTGCACGAACGTACCAGAAGAACGAACCAATGGAACGACCCAGAAGAACAGATAAAGGCAGGTTGCACCTGCCCGAGTGGCTGCCGGCTGACGCCTGGGCAGCCTTTCTGGAGATGCGCCGCAAGGTGCGCGCCCCGATGACCGCTGTATCTATCGACAGGACGATCGTCCAACTTGAGCAGCTCAAGCAAGAAGGGCACGATCCCGCCGAGGTGCTCCTGCAGTCGGTGCAGAACGCCTGGAGGGGCGTGTTCCCGCTGCGCAAATCAACAGGCCGGCAGACGGTGGAGGACACCAACGCGGCGGCCCTGGAGGAGTTCAAGAGGCGGCGACGGGCCGCAGAAAGGACGATCGATGCTTGATCCCGATCGCTTTGGGTCCGCGCTGACCGCGTGCATGACCCTCTACAACCGGCCGATGACGCCGGACGTTCTAGAGCTCTACACCCGCGCGCTTGCCCGGTATGAGACCGAGGACGTGCTCCGGGCGCTCGAGGTTCACCTGCTCGACCCCGATGTCGGGCAGTACCCGCCCAAGCCTGCGGACCTGGTGCGGCGCATCTCCGGCAGCAACACCACGGTCGCCGCTCGCGCCTGGGCGCGCGTGGTCGAGGCCGTGCGCCTGGTCGGGAGCTGGCAGTCGGTCGTGTTCGATGACCCGCTCATCCACGCATGCCTCGAGCAGATGGGCGGCTGGATGAAGGTCTGCCAAATGACCGAGGACGAGATCCCATTCCGCGCGAAAGACTTCGAGCGGCTGTATCTCGGCTACAAGCAGCAAGGCGCCATCCCGCACTACCCGCCCAGCCTCATCGGCAAGGCGGAAGCCTCCAACCGCGAGCGCGGGTTCCACACCCAGCCGCCCGTCATGCTCGGCGACGCCAAGCGCGCGCAGCTCGTGTACCAGGGAGGCAGCGACAAGCCTGCGCTCCTGCGCGAGCTGCTGCCCGCGGTGGCGCTGCGATGAACGAGGTGGCCTTCTCGATCGAGGCGAAGGCGGTCCCCTGGCAGCGAGCAGGCATCAACCAGGGGCGAGTGTTCACCAAGCCGGAGACCCGCGCCTGGCAGCAGGTGGTCGCGCGCCACGCTCGCCGGGCGATGGGCCGCACGATGCCGATGGATGGCCCGGTGTCGCTATCGGTCCAGTTCTATCAGCCGGTGCCCCCGTCCTGGCCCAAGGCCAAGCGCGCGAAGGCGATCGCCTGCGAGCACTGGCCCACCTCGCGGCCTGACCTGTCCAACCTGGTCAAGTCGATCGAGGACGCCTGCAATGGGATCTTGTACCTGGACGATTCGCAGATCGTCAGCCTGCAGGTTTTGAAGCTCTACGCAGAAAGCCCGGCCGTCCTGGTGCGGTGCTGGCCAGTCGCACGGAGGGAGATGTCATGACCAACGCGGTCGTCGAGGAGCTCATCGAGATCGCCGGCGTGGTCGCGGCCATTCGCCTGTGCCGGCACTTTCGCGGTCGCTGGGTGCTCATCCCCGCGACCATGCACGAGACCCACCCGATCGCCTTGATCATCGGCATCGAGGCCGCAGAGGCGCTCTCGCGCCAGCGAGGCGGCGAGCGCATCGAGCTGCCCACCGAAAGCTCGGCGCTACTGTCTGCGCGCAACCGGGAGATCTCCAAGCAATACGTCGAGGGCGCCTCGGTCTCGCAGCTCGCCCAGGATTTCGGCTACACCCGAGCTGGCATCGTGCGCATCCTCGAGCACACCGGCGTGGAAAGGCGGCGCGAATGAGCCTACCAGGTGAAGAACAGGTCTCGGCCGCCCTGACCTACCTGGCCAAGACCGACGAGGAGTGGGCGCGCGCCTGCGCAGCCCTCGAGGCCGCCGAGCTCGCGGTGAAAACTGCCCGAGACATCGCCTTCCTCGAGTTCGACGCCGGCACCCAGGCCGAACGCGCGGCCAGGGCAAACACCACCGGCTCGGTGCGCCTGGCGCACAAGCAGCTCGAGGAGGCGGTATTCGCCAAGCGATTCATCGAGGCCAAGCGAGCCCGCGCCATCCTGACCATCGACGTGTGGCGCAGTCTGAACTCCAACCGGCGGGCCGGCCTGGTGTGACCAGGGCAGACCTCGAGCGGTTCCTGGCCATCCAGGACATCGGGTGCCTGGCGTGCCTGCGGCATGGCCGCCGTGGGGTGCCCTGCGACATCCACCACCTGCTGCGCGGCGGTCGGCGGCGCGGCCACCAGGCCACGATCGGCCTGTGCCCCTGGCATCACCGAGGAGTCGGGCCTGCCCTGGGCCTGAGCCTAGCGCATGGCAGCAAGTCGTTCCACGCGATGTACGGGTCCGACGAGGACCTGCTCGAGATGCAGAACGACCTGGTGCGGCTCTATGAGTTACAGCTTATCCGCGGCGGCCGCAGCCCGTAGGCTGCCGGCATGCTCGTCCATGCTTCCAGGCTGACCGGCGTCAACGCCAAGCTCGTGCAGGTCGTCCAGGAGGTCGGCGAGCTCATGGATGTCGCGGTGCTCGAGGGCCTGCGCACGCAAGCCAGGCAAGCCCAGCTCGTGGCCGCCGGCGCATCCAAGACGATGAACTCGAAGCACCTGGTCGGCCAGGCCGTCGACCTGGGTGTTGTAGTCGGCCGCGACGTTCGATGGGACTGGCCGCTCTACTTCAAGCTCGCGGAGGCCGTGCAAGGCGTGGCCAGGCGGCTCGAGGTGCCGATTCGATGGGGTGGCTGCTGGTCGCTGCTGAATGCAGACCAGAGCCCCGAGGAGCTGCAGGACGCCTACGTCGCGCGCTGCAAGCGAGAAGGCCGCAGGCCGTTCCTAGACGGCCCACATTTTGAGGTGGTCGATGTCGCAATTTCCGCGTGATGAGTACAGCGCGTATCCCGAGATCGTGATCATTCGCGACCCGGCAGAGCCGCGCGCGAAGTGGGTCGCCAGGATCTACAGCTACGAGCCCGTCGGCTATCTGTGGCAGGGCAACATGCTCGCGGAATGGCCCGACAACCTCCCGCACCCGGTCTATCCCGAGTTCCCGCACAACGGCGCGCGCGAGCAGATTGCAGCCTGGCGCGCGCAGTGCGCAACGATCGCCCAGGCACACCCCCAGGCATACCACGTCATCGACCAGGTCGATGGCTACGTCGACGCCATAGACATCGACGAGGCAGAGGCAGAAGCCCGCAGGCGCTCCCAGCATTGGGTGAGCGAGCGGATGGCAAACTACAGGAGGCAATAACATGGCCCTAGGTTTTAAGTCGACCGTGCGCACCAGCCGCGCGAATGTCATCCGCGACTCGATCGACGCGGGCTCAGGTGCAGGGCTTCTGCGCATCTACTCCGGCACACGCCCGGCCACCGACGGCACGGCGACCACGCTGCTCGCCGAGCTCACTTTCTCCGACCCCTGCTCTGCAGGCGCATCGAACGGCGTGCTGACCATGAGCTCGATCACTGCGGACAGCTCAGCCAACGCCACCGGCACGGCGACCTGGTTCCGGGTGGTGGATTCTGCCGGCAACACGGTGATGGATGGCGACTGCGGGACCTCGGGATCTGACCTGAACCTCAACAGCACGTCGATCTCGACTGGCCAGCAGGTGAGCTGCAGCTCCTTCGTCATCACCGAAGGCAACGCCTAACAGATGGACATCCCAGCGCTGCGAGCATTAATTGACCAAGAGCCGTATTCGTCAATGACGGATGCGGAGCTGCACGTCGCGCTTAACGCTCCCACAAAAACGGTGCAGCGGCCGATCTCAAAAGGCCGCCTCATCCAGTGGGCGGGCGGCAACAAGGGATTCACAACCATGGAACGCGCAGCCGCGTTTACTGGCAGCGGAGACGCCGACCTAGACGAAACCGTACAGAACGTGGGCAAGGCTGCGCTTGCAATGTTCAACGGCGGCGATGTTGCTGAGTTTGACACCGGCAGTCCTGAGAACGAGCAGATGATCGGGCTTCTGGTTTCCGTTGGGCTGATGACTCAACAGGCCGCTGATTCGCTCATGCAGACCGGGCAAGTTGTGATGACGCCTGCGCAGGAAATTAACATCCAGTATGTAAACGTCGGCGACATAGCAGAAGCGAGGGCGCTGTAATGGCGACCACATCCGTCAATTATTCGGCCAATGCCACGATCACAATGGATCTGGCAAACCTTGCCACAAGCGGGTCTTTTGTCGCCGGGCGCGAGAGCGCTGAGATTGACAACACGACCAACAAATACATCGACGCCATTGTTCAGGGCATTGTGTACGTCGGCACAAGCCCGACGATTAACACGACTATCATTATCCACGCTTACGGCTCAGACCGAAGCCTCACCGGGGCTGGCGCGTGGCCATCAGGCGGGGCACTAGACAACCTCAACGGCTCTGACTCAGCGGCCTCAATGTCGAACACTAACGCCGGCATACTTTACTCGTCGCTGAAAATCGCGGCAGTGATTAACGTGCTGCAGGCTACAACGAACGCAGGCTACCCTGTTGCGCCTTTCAGTGTGGCGCAATTGTTTGGTGGAGTGCTGCCAAAGTTCTGGGGGTTGTATGTCGCGCACAATACAGGTCAATCCCTTTACAACAACGCGCTAAACCAAAACTCCTTCAGGTACTACGGCGTAAAGTACGACAGCGCCTGAGCGTAGCATGTCTGCGTATTTTGACGGCGCCGCCTCTTACGTTTACAAGGATTTCCTTGTCCCGGCCGACCTCACGGCCGTCCCGTACACGTTTTCGGTCTGGATCAATCCTGACAGCGTAACGGCTGCAGCTAATCGCGGCCTGCTTCGGCTTGGGTCGGTAAACGCAACCGCAACCAACCGCGAAACTATACGGCTTTTCCTCAATACGACAGGCACTCTAGCCGCGCAAGTCGCGGACGCATCAGCCGCTAACGCTTCCACCACCTCAGGCACTGTCGTCGCTGGGCGATGGAATCATTGCGCTGGCGTTTTCAATTCCAGCACGCTGCGAACCGCTTGGCTAAACGGCACCGCCGCAACAGCAAACACGAACAGCAGAACAGCGCCTATTGACGCAAACGATGTCGCAATCGGCGCATCGGTCTACAACCAAGCAACGTCGGTCGATAATTTTTTCGCCGGGTTCATGGCGCACGCGGCGATCTGGAATGAGGCGCTCTCAACTGGTGAGATGCTTGCGCTATCGCGTGGCGCTGACCCGACAACGATCAGGCCGTGGGCGCTTAAATACTATTTTCCGATGACCTCGGTCCGCATGCGCCCGGACGGGCTGATGCGGCTGGCGGCGCATACTGAAATCAACGCGGCGCGGAACAAGTTCACTGACAACGAAATCATGAACGCCGCGAACGCCTACAACCTTTCGCGTTCCAACATCAATCCGACCATCGCGCAGCGAACCCCGCGCGCGCCGGTGTACAGATTATTCGGAGAGCCAGAAGCTAACATCTCCGGCACCGTTGCCAGCACGTCGGACAACGCGACAAGCTCAGCGCCGACCGTTGTTGCAACTGGATCGACGCTTGCTTACACCACGATCAACGCGAGCGGCTTTGTCACCGCAACCGTCGCGTCGCTTGCAACGCTTGCGAGCACGACAGCCGCCGCTACAGCCAGCATTTCCGCGACCGTAGCGGTTCAGGCGTCACAATCCGAAACCACCGACAACGCCACGCTTGCCGCATCTGGCACGATTGCAACAGGCAGCACGCTTAGCGCAACACTGAATGCCGCGACGCTCTCGGCATCCGGCGTGGTCTCGTTCAACGAGGCGATTTCAAGCCTTGCCGAGACAACCGACCCTGCAACCCTGGCAACATCTGCCCAGGTCATTGTCACCGGCACGGTCGCAGAAACCACCGAAGCCGCCACCGGCAGCGCCGCGGGCGATCTCAACACTGATGCCAGCCTTGCCGAAACCACGGCAAACGCCACCAGCGCGATTGACATCCTGGTGGATGGAATTGTCGTGCTGGAAGAAGGGCTCGACGCTGCCACCCTGTCCGCGAGTGCCACCGTTGCGACCAGCTCTAGCCTGGCTGCAACCACCAGCGCCACCTTGGCCGGCACCGGCGGCATTTTTGCTGACGCCACGCTTGCGCAGACCACCGCAAACAGCACGGCAAACATCGCCGCGCAAATTGTTGGCGCCGGCACGCAGGCAGAAACCACCGACGACGCCACCCTGGCAGCCGCAGGCACGATCGCCACCGACAGCACGCTGACCAGTACCACTGACGCGGCAACAGTGGCAGCCTCTGCCACTGCAGAGGTCATCCTAACTGCCGACCAAACAACGGCAGCAGCAACGCTCTCCGGCAGCCTCACGGCTTCTGACGGGGTGTTCGTTGAGGCCAGCACTGAGGCCGCCACGCTTGCAGCTTCTGCCGAGGTCGCTACTGACTCAAGCCTGGCGGAAACCACCGCAGAGGCCACCAGCGCAGCCGAGGGCGGCATATACGGCGAGGCCACGCTTACGGCGACAACCGACGCCGCTACCCTGGCCGCAGCCGCCCAGGTATCAAACGACTCTGACCAAGCCGAGACAACCGACCCGGCCACGCTAAGCGCTGCAGCCATCGTCGAAACGGTGGCCAGCCTTGCGGCTGAGACTCACCCGGCAACCGGCTCTGCTGCCTCGGATACCGCAACCGATACCGATGCCAGCCTCGCGACGGAAAACGCCACCAGCGCCGCCTCGCTGGTCGTGTCCACTGATTCAAGCGCCTTTGCTGAGCTTTACGACGTCGAAATTGCGACCGAAGCACGAGTCATCGTCACGGGGCCGATGTACGCCCCCGCAGACAATGCGACCCTGGCGGCGACCATCCAGCTCAGCGTGCAGGCCAGCCTGGCCGAAACCACGGGCAACGCCACCGGCGCGGCAATCGGGAGCGTGCAGCAGTCCGGCGCCCTGGGCAGCGTCACCGACCCGTCAACCAGCACCGGCTCAGTCGCGGTCAGCAGTCAAGCAATGCTTGACAGTTCGACGGCGCCAGCGACCCTGGCGGCCTCGGGCGCAGTCGCAACGAGTTCCAGCCTACAAGAGACGCTCGCGGATGCCACACTCAGCGCGCAAGGTGCGGCTCGCACCATCGCCAGCGTGGACGAGGTCACCGAGGCGGCGAGCTCAAGCGCAGAAGGTCTCGCGCAGACCCTCGCCTCGCTCGGGGTGGCGACTCACCCGGCAATCTTGGCAGCGGCTGGCAATGTCATCCATGTCAGGTTCGTCGATGCGGTCACAGAGGACGCCGTTGCGGATGGTTCGGGCAATGTGGGCGGGGTCATCTACCAGAGCCACGCCACGGCGATCATCGACCAGGCCGCGCGAGTCAAGGCAGACATCAGCGCCCAGGGCGCGGTCACTGGCATCGTGGACATGCGCACGACAGGCGCGGAGGTGTTAATCAATGCAGCGTGACGTGCTCTGGGTCGGCAACAGTAACCTCATCCGCGTGCGAAAGCTCCAGGACGTGCTGAGCGGCACCTACCTGAACGCGGCGCAGGTTAGCGTCACCGTGCTCGACGAGGACGGCGACCAGGTGGCGGGCGAGACCTGGCCGAAGGCAGCCACCTACCAGGGCGGCGATGGCCACTACGCCGTCACACTGTCCGCCGCGCTCGACATCGAGGACGGGCAGCAGGTCACGCTCGTGATCGACTCAATACAAGCTCTCACCGTCGGGAAATGGGAGATCCCGATGCTTTGCCTACGACGTGCCAACGATGCCGTCGGGTGAAATGATGCACAGGGACATCGGACGGCATGACGCCGAGATCGAGGCCCTGCAGCGGGAAATCTCAGAACTACGCTCGGAGGTGCGGGAGATCTCACGCATGCTGAGCGAAGCACGAGGCGGATGGCGCAGCCTGATGCTGGTCGGAGGCATGGCCTCGGCCGCAGGGGCAATCATCACCAAGGGCCTCGGATATTTGACCAATTGAAAGGAAACGACATGATCATCAAAGGACTACTTGCCGGCCTCATGGCCATCGCTTTGACCGCCTCGGCTCACGCTGACCAACTGGCCGTGGATAAAAAGATCTACCGGGACACCGTGATCTGGCCCATTCTTCAGCAGATCGTCATTTGCAGGCCCGGCGCCAGCGGACTGCCAAACAATGCCACGCAGGCGCAGATTGACGCATGCTGGGCCAGCGTGCAGGGGAAGGGCTATCGGTTTCCCGCTCTGCAATCTGTAAAGGACGAGGCCAACCGCTCGACCACCCTGCACGCCAAGCTTGCGCGAGGCGCATGGAAGATCAAGATCGCCCAGACTCCAGAGGAATTCCCAATCTGGAATCGCCGCTGCGGTATTTTTGACGGCGCAAATGGCGGCCCGGTGGCGACTACGTTTGAGGAATGCGAAGCCATCGTGAACAAGTGGCCCAACGCCGAAAGCAAAGCGGCGTGGCTTTCTCGGGCTTACATCGTGGACGAGAACGGCAACTGGATCGACCATCGCACGGCCTACACCATCCAGCCGGGCTGGGCCGCAAAGCTCGGGCACACCAACCCGCGGTTTGCGACTTCGATCTGGAACAGCAAGCTGCCCGAGCTGAAGGCCAAGCTGGCCGCAGCCAAGCAGTAATGCGAGTGCATTGTGGTCGGTGACCTCATAGCGGGACTACTCGGCAAGGTCATCGAGCGCGCATGGCCTGACCCGGCGCAGAAGGCGGCAGCCGCGCTCGAGCTCGAGCGCATGCGCCAGGCTGGGGAGTTCAAGGCGATCGACGCCGAGCTCCAGGCCATGCAGATGCAGGCCGATGTCAACAAGGTCGAAGCCGGAAGCAGCGACCCGTTCACCTCCCGGTGGAGACCCTTCATCGGGTGGGTGTGCGGGGCCGCCCTGTTCTGGCACTACATCGGGCGCCCGCTGGCCGAGTGGGGCCTGCTCCTGGCAGGCAAGCAGGTCCAGATCCCAGCGGTGGACCTGGGCGATCTCATCGTCATCCTGCTGGGCATGCTGGGTCTGGGCGGGCTCAGGACAACGGAGAAGATCCGCGGGGTTTCCAGGTAGTGGCGCAGAAGCCTGTCCCAGATGCCGAGCTGATCAAATCCTTTGAGATTTTCACCGAGCTGGGCCAAACCAAGGCGGCGGCAAAGCTCAAGATCAGCACCAGCGCCCTGCAGAACCGCCTGCGGTGCTATGAGGAGCGGTTTAAGGTCAAAGTCCCACGGCAGGAGCAGTATCGCCGCGAGAAACGCCCCGAGGAGCCCACGTTCACGGTGGCCGAGCTGCCCGACGACGACATCAGCGTCGATGAGCTGCTCAAGCATCGCAAGCGCCAGTTCGAGCAGAAGGCCAAGCATGAGATCGCCCGCAAGCTCATCGGGGTCGATGTTCACCTGGACGGTGCGATCGGCATCCTCCACCACGGCGACCCGCACGTCGATGACGACGGCACCGACATCCACGCCCTGGAGCGCAACCGGGCGCTGTGCATCAAGACCGAGGGCTTATTCTCGGCGAATGTCGGCGACCT